CGCAGCCGCCTGACATGCCGCCGCCGGTGATCATCGAACATCCGATCGACAACCAACAGCAGACCGGCGACAGCCGGCTCCTAGGTGGACCCATCAGCATCCATGCCCCATGGCGTCGTGACTAACTCAGCACCCATCACCATTGAGCAACTGTTTCGCTTCTATCGCAACGAGCCACACCAGGCCGCGGCGATCCAGCTGCTGGAACAGGACCTTGCGGTGAACGGCTACGCGGTTGCCATGCGCCGCGACCGGGCATGGTTCCAGACCTGGAGCCAGGACGGCAAGCAGGCTGACCTTGCCGCTGCCCTGTCCCTGATCAAGTCGTTCGAGGGCTGCCACCTTGAGGCCTACCGCGACCCGCTGCACGGCTGGGACGTGGCAACGATCGGCTACGGCACCACCCGCTACAGCGACGGCCGCAAGGTTAAGCAGAACGACAAGATCAACGCCATTGAGGCGGACATGCTGCTCCGCCAAGAGGTGGATCGGATCGCCGCCAAGCTGCGCCAGACAGTGCCGTTCTGGATCGAGATGGCCGACCACCAGAAGTGCGCGCTGATCAGCTTTGCCTACAACCTCGGCAGCGACTTCTACGGTGCGAAGGGCTTTGAGACGATCAGCAAGCGGCTGCGCGAGCGCTACTGGGACGGCGTGCCCGATGCGCTGCTGCTCTACCGCAACCCCGGCACCAACGTCGAGGCAGGCCTGAAGCGGCGCCGCGAGGCCGAGGGCAAGCTATGGGCCGGAGACCAGCCCAAGCCCGCAGCCAAGCCCAAGCCGGGCGATCCGTTCAGCACCAAGCTGTCGCCGCATTTCACGCTGGGCGAGTTTGCCCTGGGTGAGCCTGCCCGCCGCTTTGCCACGCAGTACCAGGTGGACACCGCGATCGAGCTGGCAACGTTCCTGGAGCGGGTCCGCACAGCCTTCGGCGGCAAACGCGTCACGATCACCTCGGGCTATCGGCCGGCAGCCATCAACCGCTCGGTGGGTGGCGCCAGCAACAGCGAGCACCTCTACAACGCGCCGGGCGTGGGTGCGGTGGATTTTTACGTGGACGGCGTAGACATCAAGAAGGTGCAGGACTGGGTGGATCGTGAGTGGCCGTACAGCGTCGGCTACGGCGCGCCTAAGGGCTTCGTGCATCTGGGGATCCGCGAGGGGCGGCCTAGAGTCCGCTGGAACTACTGAGCCTGAATGATCATCCCCGACCACGAGATCGCCCGCCTCTGTCGCCAGGCGGCGATGGTGGTGCCCTACAACGCCGACCTACAAAACCCCGCCAGCCTCGATGTGCTGCTGGGTAACCGGCTGATGATCGAGGTGCCCGAGCGCCCCGAGCTGCAGATCCTCGGCATCGGCCACCACACCCAGGCCGACCCCTACTGGCTGGCGCCGGGTGAGTTCTGCCTGGCCGAGACGCAGGAGATCTTCAACCTGCCAGACCACATCGCGGCGCAGTTCGTGCTGAAGTCCAGCCGGGCGCGCGAAGGGCTGGAGCACCTGCTGGCCGGCTATTGCGATCCGGGCTGGCATGGCAGCCGGCTGACGCTGGAGCTGCACAACAGCCGCCGCTTCCACAACATCGCGCTGTGGCCGGGCATGAAGATCGGCCAGATGGTGTTTCACGTCATCGCCGGCACGCCGGAACGCACCTATGCGGTGACGGGCCGCTACAACGGCGACACGCAGGTGACTGCTAGCCGCGGCTGACCTGCAACCTATGGATCCGCCCTGGCGCCTCGGCCGGATCATCCATGGCGATCATCTGGTAGTCATCGACCCCGTGGATCTCCGCCCAGTGCTGCGCGGCGATGTGGGTGGGGAACGGCCCGACGTGCCACGGGCCGAGGTTGAGGATGTAGGTCATAGCTGGAAGCTTAGTTGTTGGATCAGTGAGGGCAATTCACGCCCGCCCCACTGCTCGCCCATCGCTTCCGCGATGCCCTCGAAGGTGCGGCTGCGCTCCTTCCAGCGGTTGGGGCCGGGCGGCATCATGTGGACCCGCGGCTCGCGGCCTTCGACCACGTTGGTGGACCGAAGTCGGGGCAGGTTTTGGAGCCAGAGACATGTGGCCTTGGTCTCGCCATGCCCGAACTGCCATGGCTGGATCACCTGATCGGCAGGTCTGATGGCTGAGCTGATGATGCTGACCGGGTTCTCGATGCACCAGCGGGCGATCGGGGCTGCCATGAGCAGCCGCACAAAGTCGAGAGCTTCGGCCTGCTCGCGCTGTTTTCGGTGGAAGTGTCTGCTGCCCGAAACCGCTAGATGGGTGCAAGGCGGATGGGCGATCATCAGATCCCAGCCGCGGCCCAGCACCTCCTCAACAGGCGCCTGATAGTGCCAGCGCGGGTCGGCCTCACACTCCAGCAGGTCGCAGCTCCACGCGTCATGGCCGCGGCGCCTAAAGGCGTCCCGCACGCGGCCGCTGTATTCGCAGGCGACGAGCACGCGCATCAGATGCTGGCAACGAAGGCGGTCATGGCGGCTTGGCGGGCTTTGGTGGCTGCAATCATGGCTGCCTGAAGCTTTACCTGCTTGGCGGTCATTTTGGAACCGGCAGCGCCGGCGGCTGCAAAGAAAGCGTCCTTGGCGGCGCGCTCGGCGGCTTGAAGCTGGCGGACTTGCTGGATGGTCATCGGAGTGGGTGGCTGTCGATGTGAGAACAATACACCCCCTGCAGCGCATCCTGCGCCTTTCGGTCAGCCGGTTGACAACCCGTAACACAGGCCGATCCAGTCGCACCCGCTACCGTTGGCTCAGCCGGGCGTCTGCCCATGCGGGCTTACCTGGTCGAGATCAACGCCAAGCTCATCGTTCGATCCGACACCGACCCCCAGGAGCTGCCAGCCGACATCTACAGCCAGCTGGCGGAGTTCATCCCCAGCGACGACGACATCGTGGATCTCGACGTTTCTGCCTTCCTCCTGCCCGGCCAAGACGATGGTGGACAAGCACCACATTGACGAGACCCGGCTCATCACCCGTTGTTCGGCGCGTGATCAGATCCATCTGGCATGGAACTACGAATGCGCCTACTGCGGCGACCCGCTCGGCCGCAGCCCAACCCTTGATCATGTGACCCCCAAGGTGCATGGCGGCCTGACGGCACGCCAGAACCTCGTCAGCTGCTGCTTCATGTGCAACAGCCAGAAAGGCCATAAGGGCTGGGTGGACTGGTTCCGCGCCCAGCCGTTCTGGTCCGCCACCCGCGAGTGGTCGATCGTTCAGTGGCTAGGGCAGGATCTTGCTGAGCACCCAGATGATGAGAACGCAGGCGACCCAGTAGATGATCGACAGGTAGGTGATCTCAGCCAAAGTCACGAGCGAGCAGGTGGTTGAGGTACAGCTCAGCCTGCCACATGTCCGAGCTGTAGCGGCAGTAACCCTTGGCGCAGCTGCGGTAATACAGCTCCCCGCCAGCTGCCGGTTCCAGCGTGTCGATCCACCCGCCATCGCGCTCGGTGCGGCTAATCACGATGGGCTCTTGCATGGTGTGAACACCGCGCAGGTCGGCGCAAATCTGCCCCCAGTCTGGCGACATTCGGGGATGTCCAGCTCGCATCGGCCGCGGCCGCCAGGTGTCCAGTGGATGCAGTCCCAGCACATCACCTTCGCTTCGGCCTCGACTGGCCGCGCCTTGGCACGAAACGCGGTGTAGAAGTTCTGCCCCCGCAGCATTGCCTGGCGCAGGTCAACGGTGCCGGTGTCAGCCACCAGCTGGTGCTCGGGCTTTGGGCCGAGGATGATGTGCGCGTGCCACGTCTGGCTTGCCCGCTCGCAGGTCAACAGCAGGCGGCCGGCGTGGAGCGAGATCATTCGTGCTCGCCGTGCGCGGGTCGGTGGTAGATCCGCTCCAGCACCATCGACGGCGGATCCTGTTCGTTTACGCCAGCCGCAACGTATGCGGCCGCTGGATCAGACGGATTGGCCGACAGGAACACATCCGGCCAGAACTGGTCTTTCACCACCAGCAGACTGACCCGCGGACTGCGATGCAGCACCCAGATCGCCAGGCGGTCGAGCAATGAAATGTTCGGGAGGATCATCGGTTCAGTTTGGCGAGATACCAAGCAGCTTTCAACAGTGACTCGGCGCCACCTTTGAGGCGTTCGCGCCAGATGTACTTCAGGGCATTGCCCTTGCAATACCCCCGGAACTCCTCCGGCGTGAGCGCGGCCTCAATCGCGTCAATGCACTCGATCTCGCCCTGCCGGTAATGGTCGGGATGGTTGACCGGATCGCTCATCGCTTTCTCTCCTCCAGCTCGCTGGCCAGCACTGCTGCAGATCGCAGCAGCGTGGTCAGCGTCATCGGTCGCATGTCGCGGTCAGAGGCGTAGCGCAATGCCCAACGGAAACCCATCGACACATTGCCACCACCCAATTCACGCGCCTGCTCGATCTCTTCACGGGTCATCCTGATGTTCACCGTGAAGTTCCGGCCTTTGCCCTTGGGGCGGCGATCGCTCAGGACCATCGCCCGCCCAGCAGGAAACGGCGGCAGACGGCGATGCACTGCTGCGCGTGCTTCTCCGCCAGGTGGCTCTCGGCATCACCGATCGCGGTGACGCAGGCAGCGTGCAGGTCGGGATAGGCGGTGTCGCGGAAGTTGGCAGCGATGTCGCGGCAGAACTCTTCCCACAGCCCGGTGTAGGTGCCGCAGGTGCGGCCGCTGGCGGCATAGAGCGCGTCGATCATGTCGGCGCGCTGCTGGTCGAGTTGGACGCGGTTCATGGTTGGATCAGTGCTTGCAGGATGTTCAGCAGCTCCTCGCGGCGCGCGGAGATGTGCGAGTGGCTGGGCAGGTTGACCAGCTGATCGAGGCGAGCGCGGAGCAGGCCAACAAGCCGCTGGCGCTCCTCTTGCTGCCCGGCGTGAAACATG